AAGAGAGTTTGCGAAGAAACTGATGGCTGAGAATGTAGAAAATCAGAATGCTAATCTTGATGAGTACTCATTTAGTGGAAGAATGGCTGAGGCAAGTAATGTATATAAGAAGGATTTTGCTCTTAATAACTGTGTATCAAAACAAACTAAGAGAAATCACCTCAATAATGAAAGTTATGTACATGACCTTGATAACTATGCAAGTGGAGAACACAACTGTTTAAGTTTACCGTTGGATGACCTTTTGGCAAACGGTGCTAAGGTTGGTCAAACAGATATTCGTCCTGCTGCAAGTATCAATTCAGCAATGCAATTGACGGCCGTATATTTTCAGATTCAATCACAAGAACAATTTGGTGGAATAAGTGCAACACATGTGGATTGGACAATGGTTCCTTATGTACGTAAATCATTCTTTAAACATTATGTTCTAAATTACATAAAGGGTCAAGAGGATTTTGATTCTCTATCTGTTATTTCAATGAATAATGATGAAATTGATGAATGGGTAGATAAACATAAAGAAGACTTTTTAAAGAAATTTAATCTAACAACAGAAGATTTTAGATTTGATAACTTTGATAAACTTGATAAGCATTTAGCCAATGCTGCTTTGTTTGATACAAGAATTGAGTTAATGCAAGCTGTTGAGGCTTTGATACACAACTTGAATACTCTTCAAAGTCGCCCAGGTTCACAATTGCCATTTAGTTCATTGAATTACGGATCTTGCACACTACCTGAAGGACAAATGGTAATTGAAGCATTACTTGATGGTTCTATTAGAGGAACGGGTAAACATCATCTCACCCCAATTTTCCCTTGTGGAATTTTCCAATTAGGTAAGGGGATTAATAGAAAGCCAGGCGATCCAAACTATTATTTATTCCGAAAGGCACTTCAGTCTACAGCAAAGCGTATTTATCCTAATTATGCTAATATTGATTGGAGTGGTAATAAGGGGTATGATAAGAATGACCCGCGAACATACTTCTCTACAATGGGTAAGTGGAAACTACAGCCCATTTCAAATCTCGTGAACCCTGCTAAGGGGTGTGAACCATTAAGAATGGTTTGCTAACGGTTAGGCCCTTATTTATAGAAAATAAGGATGAGATCCGTGCTAAATTGGAGAAATCCATAAATGTGTATCGACTATCCCTGATGAGTGTAAGGGAGTAGAATTAGAGATAAGCACTAATTCGGAGCGCGAGACCATCATTATTGATGGAAGATATAGTCAGTGCTATTGGTAACAATAGAAAAAACGTGTAGAACTGCAAATGGTTATGATATTAATGGTTTTGGCCAATTGAAAGATGGTCGAGGAAACATTTGCCCACAGACAATTATTTTACCCACACTTGCAATGGAAGTCTTGGAAGAATCTGAGCTTGAAGATTTGAGAAAAGGTGTCATTTCAGGTGATAAAGAAAAGAAGTTGGATAAGTTTATGAGATTGCTTTCTCGTAAAATTGACCAAACAAAGGATTCCCTTATTGACAGATTTGAATGGATTGCGTCACAGAATCCTAAGAGTGCTCCATTTATGTGGAAAAATGGAACGATGAAGGGATATATTCCTGAGGAAGGTATTCGTTCTGCCCTTAAACATGGTACATTGGCCGTAGGACAACTTGGTTTAGCTGAATGCCTTCAAATTCTTATCGGTAAGACCCACACAACCGAAGAGGGTATGGAAGTGGCAAAACGAATTGAAAGATTGTTCAAAAAGAAATGTTCTGAATTTAAGGAAGAATACAAATTGAATTTTGGAGTTTATTATACGCCTAGATTTGAGTGGGCGGCATAAGAGTAATCTTATGTACAAATCCTTCACTAAACGGGTTGAGAGTAATAATCTAGTAAGAAAGACTAAGTTTTAACAATTAAACTGTTAAAATAAGTTAACCCCGTAGGATAAAACTTTTCTAAAGGTTTTGTTCTCTAACGACTATCGAAAAGGTATATATTTGAGAAATTAAATATAGAGTAACTGAGTAGAGTACACATAACGTGGAAATGTGAAGCCCCTACCAAACCTTAAATGGTTTAGAGGGTGAAGATATAGTCTAGTCCCCTAAAAGTCAAAATATCGGGAAACCGAGGGTGAGATATGGCTGAAAATCTTTGTTTTACAGCAATGAAAAAATTCAAGGGTAAATATGGTGTAATTCCAAAGGTATCTGATAGAGAATATTTTACAAATTCAATTCATGTACCTGTTTGGGAAGAAATGACACCATTCCAAAAGGTTGATATTGAAAGTCAATTAACAGGTTATTCTTCTTCGGGCTGTATTACTTATGTTGAAGTGGATTCAAAGGTGCGAAGCAACATTGATGCTTTAGAGGAAATGGTTAATTACATGATGGATAAGGATATTCCTTATGCTGCTATTAATTTCCCGATTGACAATTGTAAAGAATGTGGCTATTCGGGCGATATGGAAGGTGATACGTGTCCTGTATGTGGAAGTGATAACATTGAGCACCTTGGTCGTGTAACAGGCTATCTAAGCTCAGATGTGCGTCGATTCAACGAAGGTAAGCAGAATGAATTTAAAGATAGAACGAAACATGAAGAACACATTTTAGTATAATTAAAAAAACGGCAGATAAAGTGAAATATAGTGGTATTATTAATTGTACTATTGTTGACGGAGAAGGATTCCGCGTCGCATTATATGTTAGTGGGTGTAAACATAAATGTGAAGGTTGTCACAATGTTAAGACGTGGGCTTTTGATGCCGGTAAGGAATTTACACAAGAGGTTGAAGATATTTTATTTGACCGACTGTCTAAACCTTATATTAAGGGTTTAACACTTACAGGTGGAGACCCATTATTTAGTGCAGATGAAATGTTAGGAGTTGTAAAGAGATTTAGAGAAAAATTCGGAAATACGAAAGACATATGGCTCTATACAGGTTTTACGATGGACGAAATAAAGAATCTTGATGAAGCTCAAAAGGAACTTGTCAATCTGTGTGATTATATTGTTGACGGTAAATTTATTCTCTCAAAGAGAAATGTAGCCCTCTCATTTAGAGGTTCAGAAAACCAAATTATATGGAAGAAGACGTCTGATGGAGAGTTTGAAGAGAGTGAATTGAATTGATATTAAAAGTAATAAATCCTATATTTATCTTAAAGATAGATATAGGATTTTTTTATGGCTAAGACCCAATATTATGGAATAAAATTTCCAATTCAGATAGTATCAGAAACAGGTAAATGTTTAGACTTAAACACAACAAAAGCTGAGATGGTTAAGAGTGAGTTAATGCACGTTTTATTTACACCAATTGGTCAGAGGTTAAGACGGCCAACATTTGGGACTAATTTAATTCAATTTTTGTTTAACCCAAACGAGAATGAAACATTTAGTGATGTAATGTTGACTTTAAAACAAACAGTAAAAAAATGGGTGCCTGATTGTTCATTAGAGGATATTATAATAGTTGAAACAGACAATGGCTTAGGGTTAAATGCTCAAATACGCTATTCTGTAATGGAGGATGATGGTTCTACAAGTTTATATGAGATACATACACCTTTATAAAATAGAAAAATAAATAAAAAATGGCTGAAAATAAAATTAGTTATGTCGCAAGAAATTACGACGATTATAAAAATGAAATTAGAGAATTAACACGTAAATATTACCCTGATGTTTTTGCTTCTTTGAATGATTCTTCAATTGGTGAGTGGCTTATTGAGTTGGTTTCAGATGTTGGTGATAATCTATCTTTCCATACTGATAGAGTGTTTCAAGAGACTAATATTGAAAGTGCTAAAGAAATGGCATCTTTGGTTGCGTTGGCACGAAGTAATGGATTAAGAATACCCGGGCAAAAAGCAGCAATTGTTGAAGTTGAATTAACTTGTGAAATACCTGTGAATGACACAGGTGATAATAGTGATGGCCGTTTATCTACTCCTGATGAAGACTATTGCCCATATATTAGACGTGGCACTTTGTTTTCAACAGGTTCTGTTACATTTGAATTGGATGAAGATGTTGATTTTAAAGAACAGTTTAATCGTGATGGTTATTCTAATAGAGAAATTATAACAAATAGAAATTCTAACGGTAATATTGAGAATTACACGTATAAAAAACTTGCAATTGCCGTTGCAGCACAGAGCAAAATATATAAAATGGTTGTTCAATCTTCTGATATTGAACCATTTATGTCAATTACTCTTTCTGATAAGAATGTTCTTAATGTTGAAAGCATTATTGTGCGTCAAGGTGAAAATATTACATCTGATCCAACACTTGCTGAGTTTTATGTCGATAAGGAAACATATTATGATTATAGTGGAAAACCAATTCAACGTTATTTTGAAGTTGATAATTTAATTGATCAATACCGATTTGGATATGTGGTAGAAGAGTATGATGGTGGCTATCCAAATGAAAAAGATGAGTTAGTTAATTATCGTCATTATTATAATCCTGTTTTGGAAGTAGTAGATGCTACAGAAATCATTACCCAAGAGATTTCTAATAACTCTAAAAAAATTAAGAAAGGTGAAAAACCTGATTACGACATTGAATCTTCTGAAATTAGTAAATTATACCCAATGAGAGTTGCCGTTAAAGGTCGTTGGAAAAGATTGAAAAACAAATTTACAACGGAATATACTAATGACTATCGTTTAAAGATTACATTTGGTGCAGGCATACGTAATCAGTATGGTAATATTCCTGATAATGCAAAAGAATTTACACAATATATGATGTCCAAGATGTATGCTAACGATTATATGGGTGCATTGCCTGAAACAGGGTCAACTCTTTATGTGCTTTATCGTGTTGGTGGTGGTGAGATTAGTAATATTGCAGAACATACATTAAATAACATTATTTCAATTAACTATAATATTGACGGAAATTGTGATGATCGTATGGATGCTGCCAAAAAACGTGCAGTTAAAGATAGCATTAAAGTAACTAATCCAACTGTTTCATATGGGGGTAAAGACCTTCCAAATGCTGATGAAATTAAGCATTTTATTAAATATAATAATGGAGAACAAAATAGATGTGTAACACTTAACGATTATTATTCTCGATTAACTAAAATCCCTGCTAAATATGGTTTACCTTTCCGTATGGGTGTTATTGAGGAGAACAATAAAATCGCAATTTATACATTAGGGCTTGATAGTAATGGTAAATTAACAAACATATTAAGTGAGACAGTAGCTGAGAATATGAAAGAATATCTATCTAAGTATAAGATGGTAAATGATTTTGTTGAGATTAAGTCGGGTAAAGTTATCAACGTTGGATTTAGAGTTACTGTTTATATTGATAAAACTTATGATAAATCAGAAGTCGTACAAAGAATCATTAGAAAAATTAGTGATTATATGGACGTACGTAGACATCAAATGGGTGAAGATATATATCTTGGAGACCTTCAAAAAGAAATAACAAAATTGGATGGTGTTATTCAATTTGTTGATATGTTATGTGAGAACAAATATGGTGAAGGTTATTCAGAAGATATTAGTACACAAGAATTTATAGATCTAAATGACCCATGTTATCTTGAGGATGGCAATATTACCAAAACGGATGTTAATTTAATTGACTTAAAGGCGAGTGATTTTATCTTGTTCTCAGAAGCAAATGCAATGCACGAGATAAAATACAAAGAAAAAGATATTATAGTAGTAACAAAAGTTAGATAATGAATAGACACGAAATAAGAACAAGTGCAACAGATTCTGTAAAAGGTTTACCGTCAACTCATAAGGTTGACGTTAATCTTAAACAGACAACTAAGGCAATACCTTTTCCAAATGTTAGTTCAACATTAAGCCAAAGGAGTGTATATGAAGAAGAGCGTCAAGCGGGCAATAAATTCCGTTTGATTCTAACTGTTGTGCCTTATTGTAGTAATGTATTATTTAATGCGTTAACTGAAATTGTAAAAAATGAGGGGTCTAATGAAACAATCGTTATAACAGACAAAAGTAATAGGGAAGACCCCAATAATAAAATAGAGATCAATAATACTATTGGATTAAATAAGCCTGACCGTGTTCATATGATTTTAAATACTGAATATTCAAGTAAAGAACATGGTGGATATGAGTATCACCCAGGTTATGATTTCTTTGATAATCATTTACTTAGAAACACATCATTTAAGGTTGTTAATCCAATTCCAAAAGTTAACCCAACAACAGATGCTAAAAAAGTATTTAATACATTATCTGACTATTTGAGAGATAGAAATGGTAATTATAAAAAAGTTTCTAAACGTCAGTCACTTGAGTCAATTAAGACACAGGAATTTAAATATGAAAAACATTTATACTTGCACGATGATATATTATCTATTGATGAAAGCATAAACCAAAATTTGTATGAAGATAATGGGTGGTGGGGGTTTACAAATAACACAACAATTGACCCACAAAAAATAGAAGATAGAAAATGGAATAGCATGGATATTGGAAAAGCCTTAAATAACCATAAGTCTTGTGAGTTCATAGACATGTATCCTGATAGAAGTTTATATTCTTTTGCCCCAAAATATAACAAATATACCCACGAAAATGAGAATAATTGGAATGTTGTACTAACATATCCATATAAAAATATCTATGAACATCCAATATGTCTTGGTGGCTCTTCTTATATTAAACGCTCCATCAATTCTTTTGGTGATTATGTTGATGAAACTATAAGTGAGGGTAATAGATGGATGGGTTTAAAAATTGTCACTGCTCAGTTAGGCTCAGGTAGAATTGGTGGAAATAGCATTATTTTCCGTACATATACCAAACATGGTCTAAAACAAGGTGATATGTTCTATTTGTATTATACAAATCCATATAATGACAAATATTGTGGAGATGATCGTCATGAACTTAAAACATATGGTGAATGTGATAAGTTTGGGGAAAATACATTGAATGGAACTGAAGTGTATTATGAGTCAGAAATATATCATAAGGTAACGAATGTTGGTGATATGAGTAGAAATAACGATGAGTATTATTTCTATACATCAGATGTGTCATTATTAAAAGAAATTTATAAATCATATGTTGTTTTTGTCGCAAAAACTATTAAGGATAAACCAACAGCATCTTATGAAGAGTTGTGTAAATTAATACCATTTTATGATTTAATGTACGATAAGAAGGGTAAACCGATAGATGACCAAAAAGACATTTATGATGAAAACCATGTGTTGAAAACTGAGTTACTTAATAAACTTTTGAGATATACAAATTTCAGAGTGCGCCGTTGTGTTAATGGAGTAAAATCAACTTATTATATAAGACAATTTAGGCAAATACCAAATTTGAATAGTGCACAAAGAGAAATGACTGAGGAAGAAACTACGCACAAAGCAAAGTTTAATGGTAAATTTGATGCGTATGTTAAAGAAAATGCAATGGATTCTGTTAATTTTAATTACCAAAAAACTTTTAGCAATGAAACATATCAATTAGGTTTTGCTTCGAGTATATATAACGATAATGTGGCACAAATTACATTTACTGATGGAATTAATGTTAAAGGCCTAACTGATAATTTAGGGAGACCGTTGTCAGAAATATATTATACGTTTGTAAAGAACAATGCAGGCCACGAAGTTTGGTATAATAAAGACAAACCTTTATATAGTAATAAGAAATTGAAAGATTTAGATCAAACTGAACAAGAGGGCTTTAAAAAAACATATGGGGTTGATTACAATGGTTATAAGATTGAGTTTTCACATTGCTTTGGTAAAGTAACAAGTGGTTTTGAAATGTACATCGGTGCATTAGACACAGAAGAAACAACCGCACCAATTAGTTATTGGAAGAAATTATCGTCAGTTCATCACATTACAAATGTTGTTAATGAATTTAGCAATAGGAATGCTAAAATAAGTAAAGATCGTGATAGTCTAAATTTAGATGATGATATTAAGTGGCGTAACACTTATTTTAATGGTGATTTAGTTGAATATAATCCTGTTGAATTTAAAGAAAAATTAATCAGTAGAGTAATGCATCGTTTTAATACTGCACAGAGAGAAACGATCGAGAACAAACATTATTCTCAATACCAATATCATGAGATATTTCAAGATGATTATGATAAAATTAGAACTGTTGGAGATAAACAGATATTATTTGAAGTTAAAGAATATACAGCAGTTTATGGTATAAAGAATAAGTTTGAGGATACAAAGCTCACTGTAGATTACGGAACAATTACAAGGCCTGAGGGGTACTATTACCAAGCACATTATCCTATTAAGATTAGAGAATATACAAGGGTGTTACAAGGCTCTCATTACTCTTTAAGAATAAGAAGGGTAAAGCCTATTCAGGAAGATGGGATATTGATACAAGTAACAACTTTAATTGCTCATGGGCTTAATGTAAACGATATTATTTTCATTTGTGATGATGAATCAGACAAAAGATATGTTACAAGATGTGTAAGAGTAATTGATCAAATAAATTTCTTAATGTCTCCAAACTATGAAGAATATATCGAAAATGCAACTGACTTTGAAGATAAAGAAGTTATTAGTAATATAAATTATGATTTAAATAATAAAAATCATTATAAAGAAAAGTTTAGTTGGCTTCAACTTTGTGATATTCTTAATGGTAAGTTCGGTGATGATATAACATACCCATCTTTAATTCTTAGAAGAAAGAATAGTGATATTCCTGATTATGCAACATATATTGGTGGTAATCGTTATTTATGGCGAGATTTGGTTAATATTGGTGATAGTCGTTCAAGGGAATTAAATGATTTTATATTTGCAAATGGACATTTCTATGTTACACAAAGTATTAATTTTTACTTAAAACGTCAAGATCCATTTTCTACAAATGGCTTATATTTTGATGGTGATGATAGATATCCTGCATTTCCTAATGACCCGGCGGGCATTAAACAACCTGAAAATAATTACTTAACAAAAGATACAACAGTACCATGTTAAAATTTAAAGTTACAAATAGTAAAATGGGTGTTGACCTTAAAAGATTAGACATAATAAAGATTGAGCGACAAGATGGCACATCAATTGATGTGCCTGATGGAGATTTTGGCTCTGTCATAAATCATTCAGATGATGTTACGTTTAAGTTTTGGGTTAAAGATTTATACACGGTACAAGATGGAAGTCATTTAACAAGTATCACAGAAGCCGTAATTAATAATGATGACATTGAACATCCTGAATTGTTTAAAAAAGTAAATCAAATGCAGGATGTTATTGTTACGTCCGCATGTAGAGCTAATAACTTCTTTACAATTAATGTAAAAAAAGAGATTGAATTAAATATCAATAAAATATTCGTTGAAACTCGTTATAACTTAATTAGGTATGTTAACAATCGATGGGAGAAAATGAGTGTGGATAGAGCTTGGCTTGATTCTGCCATTGAGAAAGCTGATAAATATCAGTTAATTGAAACAAATCAAGCTGCTTATGGTAAGAATGGACGTGACATCTTGAATAATGATGGTGAATTAGTTTCAGACAATACAATTTTTTACTATGAAAATGATACATGGAATGATATTAGTTTGTTTGGAGATAATTTAGAGGGTTGCTTAATTGGTTCAAACATAAATTTTAAATCCATACATGAATATGATAACACTGAGCGGAAAGCAATAAAATTGGATAAAGATACAATTTATTATACTCGTGAAAATTATGTTATTATTTCCTTTAATGGAACACATTTTTTTGGAGCGCCAAATGAGGTAAAAAAATTAGATGGGGGTGAGGAAATTAGCATGTATGCTACAACAAAATATGGGCGAGAAATAATCGAAGAAATTGATTATCCAAAGATTTACTTGTATCTTAACAAATATAATGATTCAACTCAATCATTGGAACGATTAAGAATCGAAAAAGAGTGCCATATTGAAAATGAAACAAAACTTAGTTTTAATTATGACAAATTTAGTACTGATGGTGTTGTTGTTGATGAAGTAAGTGAATGGGTTTTAAGAGATAATGCTTTACCTTTAAATGAAAAGAATATAACGAAAAAAAGTCTTGGTGATGATATTTCGATCTTTAATAATAATGTGTTCCCAAATGGAATTGTTCATAATTCAAAAGATGATATACCATTTCAAGAAGGTTCATTGGGTAGTTTAATTGTAAAAAGGGGTAATTTAATGTACGATGATCCTTATGGTACATTTGACCTTGTATTTGATACCGCAGTAAACATTGTTCAAATTCCGTTAACTCAAAAATTTGAGAATGATTTACATCATAATGATATGTTAAAGACAAATTTTGTTGAAAAGGCAAAATCCACGATGATAAATCCAATAATTGATATGGAAAAAGATTTATATACTCCTGCAATTCATAAAGGGAGCAATAAAGATGGTGAATATTCACATGTGAATGCTAAATATGATGATGCATATAAGATTATTTTTAACTTACATTTTAGAGAACATCGTGATACTGTTGATGAGAATGAAAATAAAGAAGAATGGAAGTGTAAAAGAGATTGTTATTGGAACGGAACGAGAGTATTGGAGAAAGAGCTTGATGAAAATAAAGCCAAAGAACTCGGTAAAAAGAAGCTAAAAGTAATTGATTTAAAGGGGCGTGTGTTTAACTACCCATTAGATAAAATAGACATATCAGAAACTAATAAGTACGATTATTTCAGCTATTATAAGAATGCACCTTCAACAAAACTTGAAAGTAAAGAAACAAAGAATTACGATGGTAAAAATGACTATAAACTAAATGATGCTGATTATAAAAAAAACAGAGAAGATCGAAATGAATTAAAAGAATATCAATCTGATTTATTATCTTATCTTGGTTTTAACAATAATGATGTGAAGTATCAAAAGAGTAAATTAAAGAAATCTTTCTTACGCATATCATTTTATGATTCTGATAATGTTGCTAATCAAAACTTATTACATACTTCAACAATTTTTATTGATAGTGGTGAATTATTTGCTAAATATATAAAAAATATTGATACTGAAGAAGAATATAAGACTAATGCAACAGTTAAAAATATAAAAACTGGTAAGACATATAAGAAAGGGTCTATAATAGACGTAAATGAATATAATAGTTTAGCTTTAACGGTTGAAAATGGGCAAGAAGATGATCATAAGAAAAAATGTTTGAATAATGGTGAACCATTGGCTGTAATTGGAACGTCATTAACAGACAAAGAAAACTATACAACATATAATGTAACAGGCGCTCGTGTAAATAGAGAACCAATGCGCAATGAAAAATTTAATAAAAAAAATGAAAAAGTTGTTATTGATGTTGATAAAGGGGATTTAGGAGATAATATTGATGAACTTGAACGTTTGAGAATGAGTTCTCAGTTTGTCGTTACTGATAAGTATAGCTCTAAACATTCAAGTGAAGGGTTTTATTTTTATACGTATAAAACTAATAATGGTGGTGTCTTTCCAAATGATATTTATATGAGAGTAGAATTTAATCATGCAGGGTATGGCCGTACCATACCATTTATGATGCCATACATTAGAAAAAGCGAAGAAGATCCAACTATAGGCACAGACCGATACAAGAAACGTAAAGATGAAGGTAAAGGAAAAATAAAAACCTTTGATGATATTTGTTATGATTGGTCTGAAATTGACTTCGATAAAGACTCAAATACATTGAAAGAGGATGATAAAATTGGGTATGGCACGGCAAGATATATGAAATATTGTCACATAAAATGGAAATATCGTTATGATAAGGCCACACAGAAACACATTTATTATCTTGACCCAGATGTTTATGGTGAAAGTGTTACCACTAAAAATGGACATGGGCATAATATAATATTAAATCTATATGAAGGAAAGATAAAATAATGAGAACAATTAATTACAAAGTAAGTTACGAGAAACTAATTTCGAGGTTGCCTGGTTTATTTGCTTTCCTTGAAATAGATGATAACGGGAAGTCAGAAATAGTAAAAGCCACCCGAGGTAAAGAAGGTAATTATGGGCAAATAGTAGCCAATATTAAATACAAAAAAGATAGTTTTAATTATACCTGTAAAGATGGGACAGACCTTAAAGTGTCTAATGATAAGTATTATTCATACCGCTATTTAATAGACACTTATTATCGTGCAATAAAAGATAAGAAATGGGATAGAATTGAGACTATTGAAGAAATCGGTGAAATTAAAATTCATAACTATGAATATAAAGAGCCATTCTTAAAATTCATGGAGCGTGGTATCGGGATAAAACATGTTGGTTTATCCGAAGAATTTAATGGAAACACATCTTGTGGTGTTAAACAAACAGAAAAGTTCCCATTAGCCCCCGACTATATCTATTTGGGTGAAGCAAAAAACATGTATGATAGAATTACCAAGCTTAAAAAACAAGTAGATTTTTATGAAAAGCACACAAAACATAATAAAGATGATAGAAAATATTATGAAGCTTTGAAAGAAGAGTTTAGAATGCGTAATGGGACAAAACTACTTATTATTTTGCGTAAATTTATTGGTGAAGCTGAAGAAATAGCAACAGAATACTATGGTTATGCTTATGGCACAAATTTACAACTTAAATTTAATGTTTATTTAACTAATACTATTAAAGATTTAGGTATTGTTACTCCATATATTCAAGAGTGGATACCAGGAAAAAGATATTATGAGGGAGATGTTGTTTATCACGTTGATGAAAACGGATATGGCTTGACTTGGACTTGTACTTTAGAGGCTGAAAAGAACAAAACGACTAATCAAAGAAAAGATGCGTTTGGTAGATTATATACAGAAGGGCAATATGAAGAAGAAACCGAATTAATTTACTTTGAAAATGGTATGAAGTCACCATTAGGTGAAAAAATAGATAAAAATTGGTCTCCACAAAGTTTAAATTGGGTTAATAAAAACAATATTTCAGAAAATAGATACAAGTACGCTGTAACAGATGAAGAATGGAAAGATAACAAGAACCTAAGAGCAGGAAAACAAGAAAGTATTAAAACACTTAGGGGTACTGTTAATTCACATTTGACATCATTACGACGTTTTGAAACCTATATGAATAAACTTGATGAAGTAGAGAGGCCTGAAAATTTTAAAGATTGGTTATGGTTTTATCGTAAAGGTCATATTAGTAACCGAGAAGCAAAATATGATGAATTAGGTAATCTTGCTGTGATGATAGATAATAATGGTGACACACATGCAGATACTATTGCAGCAATTGTTAGAAATGGTGATAAAAAATCAAGTGGCGTACAAGTTGATGGGTCTAATACCAACATTGAGTGGGAAGGAAAAACTGCAATCAATCTTTCCGTGTGGGGAGATGTTATAACAAATATAACGGCAAAAAACAACACACAAACAAATACAGGAATAATTACCTTTGAATATATGTTAGGTGTGCATTTAATGGCTGATAGAGATGAACGAGATGGTTTATCTTGGTATAGTAAAGATGATGATTTAAATTACAAATATTATTTCACTAATTTTAGAGCTGATACCGAAACAAAGTATGGTAAGAATCAAGGGGTGAAATATACTGAATCTTATATTTATTATCGAGATAGTGATGATGGTGAAAATAGTATATGGAAATTAGTAGAGGAAAATAAGTTTGATGCTTATGTTAATGGTATGTTTGATAAGGATTATAAACCTCAAAATATAAGCAAAGAAAAAGGGGCAAACTATTATATGTTATATGATAAGATGGAGTTTGATACCTCTAATAATATTGATGTATATGAGTTTCAGATTGGTCCGCATAAAAATGAAGTTCCATATTTAAAATCAACTTTTGAAGCAAAGGTTGATATTACACATGTAGATTTTGAAGATACACCATTAATTCGCTATGATTATTATAATGGGGTTACTTTTCAACCTAAGGTAAATGATGATGTAAATATTGAGCGTGGGGTCACACAGGCATTTGAAAAACACATCAAATTTAGTGAAATAAAAACATTGGAAGATATGGAAAACTATGCAAACGGTGGTTTTTTTGTTATTTCCAAAGAAGATTTAGATTTACGATAAATACTCAAATAAAATATAGCATGAATAATACTTATGGGTCAGTAAGGCCATCAATTGTTGATATAAAAAATGATGTCGAGATTTTTTTTCATTATAGACCAACACGCAATAGTGAAAGTGAGACATTTTCTAAGTTTAAAAAGGTTTCTGATGTATCATCAATGCTATCAGTTGCCAATTTTGAAGATGAGAAGGAGGAAACGTCAGATTTTAGATTACCTGGTATGTATAATTTAGCATTGCCCGTTTCAATTTTTTCAAATGTTGGCTTTTACACCATTTATATTAGACCGAAAGAAATCAAAGCAAAGATATTAGACATTGGTGTGTTAGCAGCATATAATGATATTAATGGTATTATTATTGATATGAATGAACAAACTGACCAATCTAATCTTTTCCAAACAGATAACCTTAATGGCTATCGAATTGATTATTTTGAAGATGATGGTGATGGCTTAAAAAGACAAGATTATTATCGTATTATTACAGGTTGCAATAGATGTGAGCCAATTACTCAAAACTTATCATCATCTAATAGTAACTCTAATGGATATAGATTTAATTCAAGTGGGTCATTGTGTTTCTTAACTGTAACACCAAATTCAAGTCCGAGTTATAAGGCAGGTGAGAATCCATTTATTGGTTCGCCAAATCAATTGATTAGAATTTCTAATACAAAATTTGATCCATTAATGGTGGAAGTTGAAATATGCCGACATGATATTGAAACTCTTAATACGGCAATTGATGGTAATCAGATTCGTTCTCTTGATAATGGTCTGCTTACAACATACAATGAAAATGGAGAAATTTATTCACAGAAAGAGTTCTTCTCTCTTAAAGATAATTACACTCAGAATGATAGATATGAGGTTAAGAAAGATAGAACAGGTAATATTGAGTTTTCTCCTAATTATGATGAAGTAATGGGTGATTAAAAATGGGAAAAAGATATACAAAATTTAATAGTAATTATCTAATGCGTTCCAACCATCAAGACACTAAGCTTGGGCGGATAATGGAACGAGATTGGGTAACAACTACAGGCATGAATGTCCTACGTTTCGGTAGTGGGCGTAGAATTTGGTATAATAGTGGTAGTTTTGTATTTACTACCTCTAATATACCAACATACCATAAGAAGCATAAACTTACAACAGAGACAAAGGAATGGGCTTGGGACGACGTATTAAATGCTGATGGAACAGTTAATAATATTGCACCAAGTTTTAATACAAATGATTTAAGAGATTATGCATATTATGGTTCATGTGTTGAGTTAATACGTGCAACGATAGAAGAAATTGTATCCGATTTCCCTGGCTGTTTAACAAGCACTAATGAACGACCATTATCAAATTCTACACGAAACGTTGTAGATATTAATACCATTCCAAATTATGTACCATCTGATTTAGATATTAGTTATGAGCTTAAAAGTGGTGATGCGTACATATATGTAAATGGGGAATGGAAAGGCCCATTGCCTAAAATCATTAGTGAAGAACGTGGAGAAATTGATTATAAAGTCGGTGATGTTTGTTATGATATATCTGACGGTCAAGTAAAAATTTTATGTAAGGAAAAAAATTCTGACATTAAATATTTTGAATCATACGGTATTCCAACAGGTATGTTTAACCAAATATATTATTACAACGGAAAATATTACAAATATGTTTACGAAACTAAACAATTTGAAGAATATAAAATTGAAGTTAATGATGATATAATAGACGGCTTTATATTAAAAAATCAATTTAACATTGACTTACACCATAAACGAGTTACGCTTGGGAAAAATGATAATCCAATGAGATTTATGGGGCAAAGCTATGGTAACTATTGTGTCATTGAAAATGGAAAAGATGATAATAAAATGATAGTTATTTCAAAGTTTGAAACCAATGATGAAAATGATAAAAAAGTTGTCTATAATATAGGTGATGAAGTTGATCATCAAACATACCTTAAATTTACCCCTGATGAAAAGGAGAATCTAAGAAAGAAAACATCGATTGCTGTTTATGAGATAAATGATGGGTTTGATGATATAAATTGCCCATCTAATAATGAGGGTAAAGTAGTAAAAACAATTAAAATTGAAACGTTTGGCCATAAAAAATATGAGATAAAGGCTTATTCAATACTTGGAAGAATTGTTTATACTTATATGCCGTCTAAAAAAGGTGACACAATAAGTTTACAGCCAACTACTGACCATATAAATGAGTATTTTTCTTCATTGGTTGGGTTTAAGAAACAATTATTACGACAAGACACTAAACCATTTTATTCAAATAGATTCATTACACCAATAGAACATAATTTCAAATGGTACTATCCTGAGAAAGTATATACTTGGCCGTCTGATGGGTACTGTATTGATGTGGATTCAATGGCTTTCTCTAATTTTGTAGAAAACCTATATGATATGGGTCAAAATTTCGACGAGCTATGGTCTGACAATCTATATCGGTCAATGACACACGAAGCAATTAAAAACTTTGACTGGACATATAGTCGTGAATATTATGATGGTGAAGCCCAAGATAATATTGATGGTGGTGAACGAATGCAAAAGATTATTAGGGTTCTTGGTCGTGCATTTGATGATGTTAAATTATACATTGATACTATTAAATTAATTAACAATACCACTTACGATAAAATAAAAAATACTCCTGATGGCCTATTATCGGATAATAATAACATTAAAGGTGTTGATGTTGTAAGTACTATTAGTAGTGATTATGATATTAATACAACCATTACAACCGAGCAGCTTAAAAATATAACAAAATCTAATTGGTGGGTTCAAGATGAAAAAACTGATAAAACAATAAAGTACTCACAATTACCAAGATGGTATGTAAGGTATCGTGCAGAAGATGTATATCCTGATATCTGTGATAATGAATTTATGAGGCGATTGTCATTGAGTGCAAAAAGAATTATGAATACTAAAGGCACTCAACAAGCTATAGAGATGATATTAGGGCTTTTCGGACTTGGGAAATATGATGAAAAGACTAACCCAAATGGGGAATATATTCTTGAAGAAGAGGCATATTATACCGAAAAAATGATACGTTATGACGAGTGTGTTGATGGTACATTAGATGGGGAAGAATCTTATGTAGGTGATAATTGGTCAGAAAATAAGATAACTGAATTTAATATTGATTGGAAAAAGGTAGATTCACATAAAAAAGGTGCGTTAGCGTCAGAAATAAATGCGAATAAACGTGTTGATTTACTTTATGATACAGACCCTTTATCAGGTGTTCCAATGCGAACCGAACTTCTTGGGCGACAAAATATTACATACTTAGTCCCATATTATGATAACACACAGTTATATGATGGGGATTTAATCTTCCAAGGAAAAGGTGGATGGGGTAAAATGGTAAAAACAAGTGATGAAGAACAATATGATGATAAATTTGACTATCAAGAGACTTTATCTTATTTGCATGTTGTTGGGAATATTGGTGATATGCTTGCAACAAACCCAAATGCATTAGATGCAAATGCTATTTATTATGTCGTTAACCTTAACGATTATACAAAATATGACGAGAACCCACCTATGAATATTAACGGTGGTGTAACAATGTCACACTTCTTTATATTGGTTAATCATTATGAATCTCATAAGTTCTATGCGTGGAAAAACATTGTAGTAAAACCTCAATTAGATGCTAATGGTAATCTACAAATGGTTAATAAAACCGATTTTGAAAACATATTTGGTGGGCCAGTAGGGTCACGCGATTGGTTTTATTCTAAAAATGAATTACCTGATTCTGATAAGAATGACGTTGATAAAATCATGGGATGCTATGTGTATGCTTTCAAGAAGATGCAATATCTTGATAACATTTTCTCAACTAATGTTGCTAATAATCCACACGTAGGTTATGGTAAATATGACGATGGTCAAACCTTTATTGAGTACATGAAACTACCATTTAAACACCTTATTGATGAACAACTTATTGAAAATAGTTCTTTAAGTGCGGTTGCACAAAAATATCAATTTGATGATATTGGTAATAATGTTGAATACGATAAAATTCAAATAATGAATACTCGTAAATTAAATAATAAGGATGGTAAGACTGATTTTGTGCGTTACAATAAAGCCACAAATGGATTGACGACAGAATACACATACAATGAGGATAAATGCAACACACAGAAACGTTGGTATATTAACACAAAGGTTCTTACAATATCATATGTTAAAAAGAAGACTGATGGCAAAACATTAGATAGTAATAGATTATTTAGTAATTACTTTAAATCAATTATTATGCCTTATCTGATGCAGGTTATACCCTCTACCACAATATTAAAATTAAAAGACTTTGTAATATAATGGCACGTTCTATAAAGGTTACAGAAGGTAATAAACAAGTTTTTGATATTAAGTTTGATGCACAAGGTACAGGTGATAATCCTGTAAAATTATTAGTTACAGTCGATGGTGCAACTGATAATGCATCATTCAAGGTATATTCTGCAAATGGAGATTGGTTTTCTTATGAAGTTGAACGTACTTATAATAATGTCAAGAAAAAAGACATTGTTCAAGTTGTATTAAGAGTTCGTAGAAACTTATCAACAGATGTGCGTTTAGGTACGTTGGTTGTGGAACATAATTGTGCTGATATTAAACAATACATCACATTAGAACAAGCAGGTATAATTTATTTGTTAGAAGAGACATCAACAAATAATAATTGGGTTTTTCAAATGACTCCTGATTTGCCGGAAGAGAAGATATTGTCGTTCAAAGCTACAAATGGAACTGAAACTTGGCATTTAAAAGAAATACAACAATATCAAACACTTTCAGATGATAATTTTAACGATTTAAATGAAGAGTATCTTGGAATAGGAGAGAACGGAAAACCATATCAATGGGAAAATGATACACAATGGGCAAAAATGTCACAAGTTAGAGTACCATATGATGGTGCTTTTAAATGTAGAATTGAAGATGGAAATTTTTATATTAAAAGCTTTGGTAAGGTTGATCTTTTGCCAACAGATAAATCACCTCATATGCGATATTTCTTTATATTTTCACATTCTGATGTAAACAATAAGAATAAAGGATTGCTCAATGATGGTGAAAACACTTATGAAATTAAGAAATTATTCGTGTTCAATAAACATGATTCCACAAAAATATTTTAATAAGAAAGGGAGGCATTAGCCCCCCTTTTTTATTTTATTAATAATTTAATAATTTTTCTTCATCGTTAGCAACATCATCATATGATGTAACTTCAATTTTGTAAGTTCTATAATTGTTTGTAATCTCTTCATGATGATGTTTCATTGTTTCCATGTCCCAAAGTTCATACCCATGTCCTGTAATGTTTTCACCCATATCTTGTTGAAATAAACTTCCACTATAAACGATAGGTACACCATTCTTTTTAAGGGTTTGATTCTTATGGATATGTCCTGCCATAACACAGTCGAGACCAATAAAATCTTTCGTGTCAATACCACTCTCAGTCATACGACCCATATCGGTAGTTGCTCCAACAACATCTCCGTGGTAAAGTCCAACAAATTTATGGTTGGGGTATTGTTCTTTCAAACCATCAAAATTTGGTTTTTTAAACATATCAAACATTGAGTAAATACACCAAACAACTCCATCGTCTACGATATAACCACTTTTGTAATTAAGTTCTTTATCAGCATATACAACATTAGGATATACGCCCTTAATGACAAATGTTGGGGTAAGTGCATCTTGTTTGTCCAAGTTGTTTTCCAACATATCGTGATTACCTGCAATGATGATTGTTTTACACATTGCATTAAAGTAATTTAGCATTTCATGAAAGATGATTTCAGCTTCTTTACTGCTCTTTACTTTTTGGTGATAAATATCACCTGAGATGACAATGCGAACTTCATCTTTGTTATATTTTTTAACTTCTTTGTAAATTTCAGCAATTGCCAATTTCATACTTTCTTTTTGCTTCTCAAAAAAGTCGTTACGAATATGGACGTCAGCCAAATGAATTATTTTTTTAATCATATAATTTATTATTTAGAATTAGAATT